AAGGCTTACCATCATATTTACCACCAACTTGAACCCAACCTTTTACTTTGCGTCCAGACTTAGTAGTTCCACTTGATTTACCAAACCATGCACGAAGTCCTTCTTCTGTCATGTTCTTTGGTTTCTTACCCTTCTTTTTCATGTCGATTGCAATCGCTGCCTGTTGTGCAGGATTTGCTGCTTCTTTCACTTCTTTGCTGTCAAGATAATCTGCAGCAGTATCTAAGTAATCAGATGCCTTAGTTATCTTTGATTGTACCCATGCTTTGAAATTATCTTTCTTGCGAGAGTGTTTAACAATCCTTTTAGATGCTCTACCTGCTGTCTTCAATTGATTACGAATCATTTCTGGTTCGTGATCACCATGTTTTTCTTCATTCATTGCTTTTTCTAAATCATCTGCTTGTTTAGCATGTGTTTTAGAACCACCCCTTAGTTTCTTAACCAATTTTTTTACAAATGGTTTATCTTTTTCATCTAAGGTTTCTTTCATTAAAAATCCATCATCACGAAGAACTGATCCTTCGGGAATTGGTTTACACTTCTTATCAGTGTTGCAATAGTAGTATCCTTTTTTACAGGATTTCATCATTCAGCAGTTTCTGAGTCATTATTATTTAGAATACCTTGTTTTAGTAGTTTTGATAACTCGCTTGTAGATCCTACAAATAATGCATTATTAGTGACATTACTTTGAGTTTTTGTCTTTTCTTCATCAATATCTTTCATCTTCTTCTGCAAATCCATTAACTTATCTGTACTGTCTGCAACTGACTTAATTAATTGGCCTGCAACTTCATATGCTCTTGGACTTGCACTTTCACCCGCAAGTTCCATAATTCCATTAATTGCTTCTTGACCCTTTTCGATCAGTGAATATAATTGTCCCCTTGTATATTTGTAATCTTTTTCAACATCATCTTTCTTGAGAACTACATTTGGCAATTCTTGTTTTACATCTGGTTTAACAATAGAGGTTTCTACATTTAAAGACTTTTCAATACTGTTAAAATTTGTGTTCATCATGAGTCTGTCCTTGTTGCAGGATTAAATTGTAATGAATCTGTAAAGATGCTTGATGTTTCATTAAATCCAAAGTCATCATCAATATCAATCAGATTATCATCTGCTGTAGTTAATTTATTAATTTTTGTATTTTCAAGGTGTTCTACTTTAACTGTACTATTAAATCCTCTCTTGACTGCAAGAGTATTTGCATCTGGTTTAGCATCAACTTTCATGATTTCAGTATCAATTACAATACGATCACCAACAGCAAAATTAGATGAATCAGTGACAGTAATTCTCACATCATCTTTACCAATGTTAAATGTTAATTGAGCAGTATTATCAGCATCATAATCCTTAAGTGCTTTAGGTGTAACTGTGTATCTTAGTTCTCTTCTCTTATTCTCACGATCCATATTAGTATGGTAATCCAACTGGACTTTCTTAATAAGACCTTCTGGTGTATCTGCAACTGGGCCGAATAGATATGTTTTGGCAGTAAAGTTTAAAGTATAGATCAATGCTCTTCTGGTTGCAAAATCTCCCTCATAATCATCTTGGAATGAAATATTATCTAAGACCACACTAATATCTCTTTTCTCACCAATTACACTTATCAAATCTACAGTTAAATTAAAAGATGGTTGAAAAAATGGTAAAATCTGTTCTATGATTTGTAATCCATCATCGTTTAGTTTAACTAAGATATTTAATTCAAAACCAATATTATATGGAACTGGCATGAATACTTTTCTTAAGTTTGATCCATCAGATGCTTTGAATGTTTGTGTGATTGTAGATTTTCTTGTTGCATCATACGCAATATTAGTCATCTCAAAAGACATTCTTGGTAATGTGATTTGAGTTGCACGATTTAAATCTGCTTGCTGTTCAAGTCTTGCTAAAAATTTCTGCATTGGGCCATATGCCAATGCGACTTTCATATCGCTGATTGATTTACCAGTATTATCATTATGACGGATATGAATATCATTAAATAATGTTCCAAACGCTATAACTGTCTTTCTAAGTATTTCGTGATAAAAATAAGTGCCTAACATTAGTATGTACCAAAGGGATTAGATTCCGCAAAATCAACAATTTCATCTGCAGCCAGTTCAAATTCATCATTATCACTGTATGCATCATATTTATCCTCTTGTTCATATTGACGAACATTATATGCAACAAATGATGTTGTTCCTGTTGACAGTGTTAATGATGATGAAGATGTATTCAGACTTGGAGAATCCATAGTTATTGTACCTGCACCGATTGAAATTACAGTGACACCTATACCAATAACATTGTCAACTGCGGATACTGCAGCACCTACAGATATTCCTGTTGTATTGATTCCAGTGATTAATGTTGTTGATACACCAACTGTTCCAGTTGTTGTTCCTGTTGAAACAAATACTGTCTTATGAATTCTATGACCAGTTCCCGGATCAATTCCTGTCTGTATTCTGACTTCTTCACCCGGTATGAATCCACTAATAGTTGATCCAATCCCAACATTTGTAATTTTAAGAATTTTTGTATCTGCATCCCATGATCTAACGATTGCCTCTGTATTCGATGTTTGACCGACAACTAGATCATTATAGAGATAATTACCACGACCAGTTATAATATTTGGATCTGCTACTGTAACTGTTGGTGCAACTGTGTATCCTACACCGGGGTTAACAGGTCTTATAGAGGATAATTTAGCATTTCCAGTGTCAACTATAGCAGTTGCAGTTGCAGTCGTTCCAGCACCACTAGGCCCTGCTACAGTGATTAATGGTGGAACGGTATATCCAGAGCCTTCATTAGTAATTGTATAAGATATCACACCTCTTCCGGATGTTGTAATTCCACATGTTGCGATCGCACCAGTTCCATTTCCACCGACAATACTAATACTTGGTGCGACTGTATATCCAGCACCTGCATTTGTTAATATCAATTCCTTAATAGAGAATACACCATTCCTTTCAGTTGTGATTGCAACAGCAGATGCGTTTACACCTGTTGCAGATCTTGAAGTTGAAATGAATACTGTTGGTAATGATGTATATCCAGATCCATCGTTTAAAATTGTAAGTGAATTTATAAACCCAGACTGAGCAGGTGCAAGAGTTGCTGATGCTGTTGCAGTTGCACCTGAACCAACAAGATTAAGTGTCGTAATAAATCCTTGATCTTCTATCTGTGTATCAATTTCATCAATAGATGTATCAATAACCTCATCCTCATATTCAAATAGTTCACACTGCAGTTGATAAACATAATTTTTACCTAACTGATAGAAAGGTTGCTCATGCTCTACAAATTTGACTTCAAATAATCTTGATCCTAACGGAAAGAAAACTAAGTCACCTTCTCTTGGTCTTGTTGCTAATTCGTAATCATCTGGATCTAAAAATGGTGATATAAAATCTTCAAATCTTTCTTTTGATATGGTAAGTGTAACTTCATCCCTTAGACTTACACCAAATTTTGTCATAATATCGCCAGCACCTGAATACCCCTCATAGGTATTAACATATGCTTCCAATAAAAAATTATCATCAAATCGAGATGATTGCACCTCTTCGATGATCGATTGTCTATTTACAAATTTTCTTGGTATATAAGTAATCTCAACCCCATAAATTTGCAACTGCTCATTTATAAGATTTTGAACTAATCTTTGTTCACCGGGAGATCCTTGTAGAAAAAACGGATTGAGTGCCATACATATTACCCGATAAAGTCAAGAGGAGGTAACTCGTATTCGAGTTGCATCTTCTGTAAAATAGCATCTAATTCTCTCTGGCCATCATCGTATATTTCTCTTCCATTCAATTCCAATCCACCGGGAAGTTTAACTCCTCTAAACTTAATTAAGTTTTGACCCCACTGCCTTTTCATTAGTGCAGTCAAATACATTTTTAAAAATGGATCATTATAAACCTTTGTAAAATCATTTGGATTTAATATTCTCTGACAATCAATTACTATAAAATCTCCCACATTGATTGAGTTGTAATCCATATCAAGATACAACCTATTTTGTTTTTTATTAAATCTTATTTGTTTTTCAGGTGTAAGTAAAAAATCTATATCCTCAAGATAAGATTTAGTCATAGAATATTGTAATAATTCAACTGAGTTGAAATAATACAAATCATTTAAAAATAACTGATATTTGATACTAAACATTCCACCTGAAATGGAACTGCTATCAAATTTAAATATCTTTTCGATTCCAATAACTGAATCTGGAATTTGAATAAAATTAGAATTTTCTACAAAACTTGAAGTGGTTGTTCCATATCCACTAATTGCAGTCGATGTACCTGTTGTTGTTACAATACCAGCAGTGTTTTGAGAATCTGTTTCCGATGTTGCCTTTCCTCTATCTAACTCATCTTGAGTGAATTCATGTTTAAGAAACATCTCTTCAACACCATCAAAATGTCTCTCGTTGAAAATTTGAATCGCATCATCAACAAGATCGTCAATCTGGTCATCATCAATATTAATCTCCAGCACAGGAGCTCCTAACTTCCTTAATGCATAGTCGATTAATCCTTGTCTTGATGATGGTTGTGCCATTATTCTGCTTCTACCTCAGCTGCTAGATTTTCGTATTTTTCTTGCCACTCAAGTGCTTTTGCTGCTAATTGAGTTTTCTCATCATTAAAGTCTGTCATTACAGTTGTCAATTTCGCTTCCAAAAGAATATTTTGGTTTGTTAATGTTGCAATCTTTTGATTGTAAATCTTAATCAAAGTGTTTACATCAACATCATTATTAGAGTTTGCCATTGTTAAAGCTAGAAGGTACCCCCATCTATGGTCGTTGTCCACATGGGCTTGCTAGTGTATGTAGTCGAGACAGCGGTAGGTGTTTTTCCAGTTCCAGCACCATTTAAAATTAAATCAGCAGAAGTATTAAATGTTCCAGTTACACCAATTAATGTGACTGTTGTTCCAGATGATGATGTTTTTACAACACCCTGTTGTGTACCACCACCTGCTTGAGTGACTAAATCACCGGCAGTCACTGTTTGTGAACTACCTAATGTGATTGATATTTCTGTAACTGCAGTTAATAACTGAGTTGAGGTAATTGTCGCTGCACTTGGAGCAGTGGTTGAGTTCTGTAAACCATCGCTATCAAAATATACAATACCGTGTGTTGAGAAATCACCAGACTGATAATAGATACCCTTGATATCTAAATTACCTCTTGTACCTGTAACAACTTCATTACTTACAGTTGCATCAGGAATATATGTAAATGCTCTTGCTGGTGCATTACTATTCTCACCCGTACTATCGTTGTATCCAAAGAAACCTACCTTGGTATTAGCAGTACCAGTTGCAGTATTATAGTTGAATGAAATACCACGATCAGTGTTTGTATCAAAGGCATGAGTAATAGTTAACTGAGTTGTTGTTACAATACCTGCAGTTGTATTATTACTAATAAAGATTGTACCAAGTCCCACTCCACCTGCTGGTGGAACATATGAATGAACTGTACTGTTATTAGGAATACTTGAACTTCCTGTAACAACATCGCCTGTATTGATACCTACAACAGAATCAATAACAATAGTAGTTGATCCAGATCCAACTGTTGTGAGTACGGTTCTTACGCTGGTTACATCACCAACCTTCATGATTGCGTCATTTACAGTCGCAGTTGTAGAGTTAACCGTAGTTGTAGTACCATCAACTTGTAAGTCACCTTTAATGATAACCGTACCTTCATTACTTAATCCATCTGGATATGGGTCAATGAATAGTTGATTTCCACCACCTTGTCTGGTAGCAATAACATTAGATGAAATACCAATATTATCAATCTCTACTCCACCTATTACACTTATCTTACCGTTAAATGTTGATATACCAGTTACATTTAAGTTTCCACCAATATTGACATTCTTTTCTACACCCAATCCACCCTCTGTAAATATTGAACCTGTATCTTTACTATTTGACTGAGTTGCAATGTTGATTCTAATATCAGATCCAGTAAATGTTAATTGATCTGTGCCATTCTCATCATACTCAATTTTAGAATCTTTACTTGTACCAAAAGTTAAGAAAGTATCATCAGGAATAACAACCTCACCACTTCCATTTGGATCAATTGTAATATCTCCATCAGTATTTGTAGAGGAAAATACATTACCATCTAGAGTTAAGTTATCTACATTCCACTGGTCAACTTTTCTGTTCTGATCTAATATCGCAACAAATCCGTTTGATGCTGTTGTTGGGTTTGATTGACTTGCCACCAATCCTGGCCCATGTGCCATTAAGTCTGTGAAATATCTACCACCTATGACATCCACATTACCTGCGTTATCACCGACAAATAGTCTTTCACCTTTATTCGCTTGTGTTCCAGCTCCAATGGTTAAACCAAGTTCACCGAAATTAAGACTCGACGGAGCAGTTGCACCCGTTGATCTTTTAACTCGTATAATGCTGGCCATTTAAAAACTTCCTCCGTTGATGTCCAAATTCTGTGTTGCTCCCGGTGTTAACTCAAGAGTTGCTGTAAATTTAGCCGTGCTTGCATCATATACTAGAACCATACCATTTTGGGGGTTAGTTATATTCACATCAGACAAACCCGCTAGGGTTCCACTAACATTACCTGCTAGTGAAGAAACAACTTTTACAGCGTTTTGTTGACCTACTCTGACTTTAATGTTTGACATTAGCGTGTCACTCCTTGTCTTACTAAAACGGATCCTTCCACAACTCGTGTGACCTCACCTGCACTATCCGAAACAATAACATCATAGACATATCGTCCGGGTTTTATGCTGGCAGTCGTAGTGCTTGTCAATCCAATTTGAATTTTACCTGTATTTGCATCTGCAATCGAAGCTGTGAATGTACCCGCGATGCCTGTGCTTCCTGCATGCTTTCTCATTTGTGATGAGATAGTGAATCCAGAAATATCCAAGGCAGAATTAGAAGATACATTCTCTAGTTCAAACTGTTGTTGGAATGTTGAACCTGTGTTGATAACAAGGTTACTGACATATACTGCTGCCATCTATTCAATAATATGATGATCTATGTTATATTTATACTTTTATGTTTCATGTGTCAGGACTGTTTCTCAACTAATTGGCTTAGAAGAGATTTAAGTTCATCAATCTCCTTTTGCATTTCGTTTAAACGACTTTGTTGAGACTGTTTCTTATGTTTAGATTTCTTGTACAGATTATATCCTGTGATATCACAGTTTATAATCGCACCAGATTTTTCATCTCGATAGAGATTTTTATGTCCTTCTACAGGTATCATGCCAATGCAATCACTCTAAGATCCTTAAACTTAGGAGCTTCTGCTTCATTCGTACCGTTAAATACGATCTTGATTTGGAATCCAGTAAATTCAGTTAAATTATCGACTGTGAATTGATAATCTACAAACTCACCGCTTGTGTTGGCTGGAACTTTAGAATCTGCACGACCAGAGTTCTTTGATCCATCAATCACTAAATCACCAAATCCATCACCATCTGTATCTGTTAAGTTATCAAATCCGGGGAACAATTCATATGATTGCTCAATACCTTCCGAATCAGGTCGGAATAACTTATACAGTGTTCTGAAGTCGGCAGAAGTCTTTCTATCAGAACTAATTAAAACTTTTATTGATGTTGCAGGTGTTTTTAAGTCCACACGATTGGAAATATATATTCCCGAATGTGGATCACCAACATTTTGTTTGACCCTCTCATCATTTGCATAATCTGACACAGGATTATTTAACCTGCTTCTACCAAATATAAGAGATCCATTCATTGTATCTACGACAGGTGATAAATTTTCATCAGATGTTGTAAATCTCATTGATAATGTGGTAGATCTATTTTTTGGTAAATCTGATAATCTCGCTGTTTCATTTACAGGAGAAGCAACTAATCTTGTAGATGTCAATGGATTGACTTTATTCAATTCAATGTTTTCATAACCCTGATCTAAGAATGAGATCTCAGAACCACCAACACTTGTTCCACTTATTGTTCTTAATTGTGAATTGAGTGATGTATTTCCGGGTTGAATTGTATTAAATCTTGGTAGAACATTGTTAAACTGAATGTTCTTAGACGCATGAATTTGTGTTCCACCACCAGACCTTTCATCTGTAAATGAAGCCATAATATCATTTGCTGATAAGTCAGGTAATCCTGTTCTACCAGAACCTCTTGGAACTTCAATGAAGTAGTTATCAATATCTTTTTTACTTGATAGTAAAGCAGAACTTGACATATTATGAACAGTGTTAATACCTGTTAGTGATAAACCATTAAATTGGTAACTAAGTGCTAAACTTCCTATCCCATGCTCACGAATAGCAGATCCGTTTACTCCTCTTTCTGCAATACCAATTGATGATATTCCAATGGAGTCATATCTTATAATTTCATTATTAACCTGAACATAACCTCTTGATGTTGTGATTCCCTCAAATGTTGCAAATTTAGAAGTGTTTCCAGATCCAACAACGATGAAGTTATCATTCAGTCCCAACTCAGCAGTTAAAGGTGCTGGTTCAGTGGTTGGTGAGACATTTGATATTTCAACTTTATTATTTCCTGCAGTCATACCATGACCATATTGAGTGACTTCAAGAACATTACCAGTGAATAAATCACTAATCACCGAGTTACTTGTAATAGGTGTGCTACTATGCAAAGTTCCATTAACAACTAGATCTTGACCAAGTGTGTAATCTTCACCTTGAACATTAGTTAAAAATAGTGTATCAACACCACTTATTGCATCAACACTGATCTGTGCTCCTCCACCAGAAACCATATCTGCTGTTGCAAGCCCAACGATATCTCCCTTGGAATATCCATGACCTTTTGCACCAGATGTAATTGAAACAGCACTTGGAACACCACTAGTTACTGTCACAATACCGGTTGCACTTGATCCAGCACCAGTAATTGCAAACAAGTTAACATTCGTGTAAACTCCATCTGAATATCCGGCACCAACTCTTGAGACAGATAACGAGTTGTTTGAAGTTGCAATTTCAGATCCAACTCTCTCAAGAGTACCCATAGGTGCAGTCGCGGTTGCACTACCTTCAGTAATTTTAACTCCAGATACAAGTGAATTAATTAAACTACTTGATGTTACCTTTTGTAGTTCTACTTTTAACTTTCTTGGATAAGATTTGACAGCGTTAGATTGAAGATCTGGAACCAACTGACTTTCATAATCTAACTCTGGATTATAAAAGAATGCTGTTGCGTCAGTTGTAGTAAATTTAGCCTTATTGAGTTTGATTTTCATATCTTCAAACTGACTTGGTGTCCAAATACTACCATTCTGAGATTTGAACAAACTACCACCAATGTATTGTTGAGAAACAATCACACTTTCAGAGTCTGGTAATGCTTGTGTTTCAATTGTGGAATCTCCCATTCTTGAAATCCATGCTTCATAATTATTTGTAGTTGGTGCGAGAAGGACTATACAGTATTCTTGTCCACCCTCAAGATAAATTGGTGATGGGAATTTTACATTAGTTGCCACTGATGCATCTTCC